AAGTGGGCTGGAGTGATTCGTAAGTCGTTTGAGGATGGTGCTACAAACGAGGTTATCTCGACCCGCCGCCTTGTTCACATTGTTAGTGCGTTTGCGATCTTCCGTGACCGCTTGACTGCTGTTCAGATCTGCTTGAATCGATTTGATACTGAGACGAAGAATTCGTTCTACGATCTATATACTAAGGTCGATGGCGATGTTGATCCTACAAAGAAGGTTGAGCCTGCTGTTGAAGTTGACGATCGTCCGTTTTAATAGGAGACAACAATGATTGTTGAATTTGCTATGACATTTAGTTTGATGATTGGATTTATTGTTGGGTACTTGGTTTGTACACTCTGGAACTTCTTTCTTGAGTGTCAAAAGGATTGGGAGCAGGATAATGTTCACAAGGGATAAAATTGAAGAGGCTCTCAGAGCCAATGTAGCGGAAGTTAGGTTTACTAAGTCTGATGGTACAGAGCGCATTATGAAGTGTACTCTTAGAGAGGACTTGGTTGTCAGACACGTTAAAAAGACTGACCGAGTAAAGGAGGTCAACCCAGACATCGTTCCAGTCTTTGATGTCGAAAAGAACGAATGGCGTTCGTTCCGAGTTGACGCTGTTAAGTCGGTCAGCATCTGGGGCGATCAGGAATGATCGCCCCACCTCTTTGGAGAGTGTTGTGAAGTATAAAGATTTAAATGAAGAAGAAATGGATAAATATGATGCGGCACTTGTTGCCATTTCAGATAAAATCAGTATAATACATAAACTAAATCTGCATAAAGAATTTCTCGCAGATTTGATCAATCTTATTCCAGAAGAAATAGAAGCGCTGGTCTCTAACGCCAAGGAGATGGACATTGGAAATAACAGATTACGTGACCGTAAGTGGTAGAGGTGGAATTACAGCCACTGTAATTCAAGATTCGGTCTGCTATAGAACAGGAACAAGAATTACATCATTTGAACTAGAATATCCAAGATTCATTCATAGTGAGTTTATGACACATAGATTGCTCTCCAGGAACGCTGCTTCCTCGAGGGCAATCCCTGTTTCAAAACTAATTAGTCTTATTGAAAATAAGTGCGCAACACCGATTGAGTGGGGAAAGAATGTAAAGGGCATGCAGGCCACAGAGCAACTAGATCTTCCAAGTGTAATAGAGGCGAGCACACTTTGGCGTGACATTGCATCCACCACCTGTGATACAGCAAGAAGATTTGATAGTTTAAAATTGCATAAGCAAATTGCAAATAGAATTCTCGAACCTTATCAGTTGATTAAGGTTGTATGTACTGCCACAACATATGATAACTTCTTCCACCTACGTAAGCATCCAGATGCTCAGCCAGAGATCAAAGAGCTTGCCACGGTAATGTGGAAGGCATTGAAAGAGAGCAACCCAATTGGTCTAGCAGCTGGCGAATGGCATGTTCCGTACATCCAACGTGAAGATATGGAAGTTGGTCTCAATTACTTCATATGGGAAGAACAAGACAACCTAGAGAAACAAGTTGTTAAGACATACCTGACAGCAGAGCAAGCAATTAAGATCTCAGCATCTTGCTGTGCCCAGGTTTCGTATAGAATTTTAAATACAGATATCGAAAAGGCGAATGACATCTTTGCAAGGCTTGTTGAATCAAAGCCTGTCCATGCTTCGCCTCTAGAACACCAAGCAACTCCTATGAGCAACATTACTAACAGCTGTAATGATTGTGGCTCTTGGGAAAGGGGTGTAACTCATTCTGATAGGAATGGTGCCATGTGGTCCGGTAACTTTAAGTACTGGATCCAGCATCGTCAACTTATTGAAGATCATGTTTGTATGAAATACGAGGAATAGTGTATGCAACTTAATCATGTTATTGAAATGAGTTTGATTGAAGCTGAGAATGAAGGATTATCAAAACAAGAAGCAATCGAATATGCTGCCAGGGCAAACAATGTAAGTGTTGACATTGTAGCTGGAATTTATAATAATCTTGTTGAGTGGCAGGATAAGATTGCTGATAGACTAGGTATTAGACTATGATTCAAGATGCAGTTAAGTTAGACTATAGTGATGTACTAATTGTACCACAGTTCTCCGATATTGATAGTAGAAAGAAAGTAGACATTGATTACAATCCAGTAATCGCATCCAATATGGATGGTGTTGGTACGTTTGAGATGGCAAAAGAGCTTGCCAAGGTTTGTGCCCATACTGCAATCGTCAAGCACTATACATTTGAAGATTGGGTCAAGTTTTCTTCTACGGCAAACGAAACTACTCTAAAGCACATCTATGTATCTACTGGTATTCTTCCAGAAGACCTTGAGCTTACAGAGCGTATTGCTAACCTTCTATTTGATGATCATGGCATTTATGTTAACATTTGCGTAGATGTTGCAAATGGATATATGAGGCAGTTTTACGAAACGGTTGAATTCCTAAAGAGGAAGTCACCTCGTTCTAAGATTATGGCTGGTAGTGTTGTTACTGCCAAGGCTGTTCGTAGGCTAGAGGATGCTGGTGCCGACCTAATTAAGGTTGGTATTGGTTCTGGGGCTGTCTGTACTACTCGTATTAAGACTGGTATTGGCTATCCTCAGTTTAGTGCTGTTATGGAATGTGCCATGGAATCTAAGAGCAGTAACATTATTGCTGATGGTGGCATTACCTGTGTTGGTGATATTGCTAAGGCAATTGGTGCTGGCGCGAAGTATGTCAAGCTAGGTTCAATGCTAGCAGGGCATGATGAAGGTGGTGCCAAGAATACAGAAGATGGTGTAGTATTCTATGGTATGAGTTCTAGAACAGCTCAAGAAAAGCATAAAGGCTATCTTGCCAACTATAGATCTTCTGAAGGTAGAACAATCAAGGTGCCATATAAGGGCCCTGTTTCTAATACAATGCAGGACATTCTTGGTGGATTGAGATCTACCTGTGCCTATGTTGGAGCCAGTAGACTTTCTCATTTAAGTAGGTATACTGAGTTCATTAGAGTCAATAACCAGTACAATAGGTCAATGGAACCATATACAATTGCACTATAAGAGAACCGCCGAAAGGCGGTTTTCCATATATAAAAGTACATAAAGGGTTACTATAATGGCAAATCTTAGCGCATCTGAGATCAGAAAATACGATTGGAGACCAGCTATCTTCATTAAAAAGGTGAAGGAGAAGAGTCCATTTGAGATAAAGGGTAGTAAAAAAGTAGTATTGATCGCTCCAAAGAACATGGAGAAGATCCTAAAGGATGGTACAAACATCCAATTGAATGAGCTAAGATTCACATCCACTGAAGGTGGTGTTTATAAGCTGACTGACTTTGTTAAGACGAAGGAGTTTGGTGGTAAGGGTGAAGGTGCATCTACTGCAAAGGAAGATGCTGCTTTAATGTCCCTCAAACATCAAATATCCGATGCCAAGAAGAAAGAAGGGTTGGCTACTATAAATATAAGGATAGGGACTAAGACCTATAGCGTTGCTGATGCTGTATCTACACCAGGTACACCTAAGTCTGACTTCCACTTAGTGGATAGAGAGGGCAAAGAGGTGGCTTGGATATCCCATAAGGATGGTAGAACAGAAAGAGACTTCCAGCAATGGGGTGGTATGTCGGAGAGAAAGGAACCTGATATCTTCCGTCATCCAGAAGTCCAGAAGTTTATTAAGGATATGCTAAAGTTATATCCTAAAGGTCTTCCTAATGCAACTACTGTTGCCAGGAAGATTAAAGATAGAAAGTTAAAGATGATGTCTGTTTATGGTAATGAGTTTGGTCAAGCATTTAGTAGACAAAACACTACACTAATGCTTCAAGGCTCAGTTGAACTAAGTAAGCAAGGATCTACATATAAGATAACTGCTTACCATACTCATGTCAATGGTGATGATATGACAGATGGATATGAACCTGTGTTCATGGCTATCTTCAAAGGTGATAGAAGCGACTTTGGTATCAAAGGAACAAGAGTGGTAATTGCACCACTAGGTTGTAGAAAAGTAACAGGAATGGTTTAATGAGTTTTATTCAGTACCTACAAGAGTCCGCAGACGACGAGAGCAAGCTAGTCCACCTAAAGCATGTGGGTGAGCATGCTGTTGACTCTGGTGAAGAAGGATTCAAGCATGCCTTCCATACTTTGAATGATGTCCATGATGCCATTAATGGCTCTACAACATCACCAACAAAAACAACAATTAAGTACGATGGGTCACCATCAATTATCTTTGGTAGACATCCAAAGAATGGTAAGTTCTTTGTAGCATCAAAGTCTGCATTTAATAAAGAACCAAAGATTAATTATACCCATGAGGATATTGAGAAGAATCATGGCCATGCTCCAGGTTTAGTTGAGAAGCTGAAAGCAGCACACACTCACCTACAAAAAGTTGCTCCAAAGAAGGGAGTGTTCCAAGGTGACATCATGTACACCAGAGAGCACAATTGGAATGGCGCTGGCTCAAATGATGTTAAAGATCAT